CTCATACGGAACCAAGTAGACGTCTGGCTCACGGAGGGAGCAGCATTGGTGGAAATCACTCCAGAGCCGCCACCAAACCCCTGTGGTAGTCTCTGAGGACCTCCGCCGCCCCTCTTCCGCTGTCGCCGCTTGCCGGTGCCTTGCTGAGCACCCTGCTGCTTGTTCATCTGCCCTCTTCGGGCCTTTGCATCGTTCTTCACTTTCTTAGACTTTGTCATCTTGTGTGCCAAATCACACTGGTATCTTTTTGGTAAGCCGAGATACTCGCATAGGGGGGGGTCGTTAAGCCCCTGGTGCCTACCCGCACCTGCTGCCCTGTAGGCTCACTCAGGCGTAGTCACGACGTGACAACGCCAGGAACACTGGATCACACAGAAAGGCTGGGAGCGACGTGACACGCCCAATCAGCTTCTCCGACCTCAAAATGTCCTGCTCAGTGAGTTCGTAGCGCTCGCACATCATTGAGATGGCCTGACTCCGGCAGACGGACACCGCGTGAACCTGCGGCTTGAACCATCCATCCTCCGAAGCGCTTACGCTAAACGACGTCTCCTTCCCTAACTCCGAAAGTTTGGAAAGAAACGGCCCCAGAATCGGATACTCAATGGGGACTGTGGCCATGGATCTGGCAAGGGCATACGCGAGGGAAGCCACCCCTTCAGCGTAGTTCTTCTTGCCGGCTGAGAAAAGCTTCAGCGGACGATGGGTCTTCCCAAGCTTGACCACCTGGGAAGGAAGGGGGTACCAACACAAGTTGAACGCTGTGTCTCGAATCCACCATCCCTTCAAAAAAGTGACGCCATGTATATCTGGCATTGCGCGGAACTTAAGCTCGAACCCCATTCGGTACGCCACCTCCTCCGGGTCCTCACCTGTGGCGAAGACCTCCAACCAAAAACACAAGTTGGACATGGAGTTGATGACTGTGGTCCAGTCTATTCCCGTAGCCAGCTGACAGCCGGCCTTTCCTTTTACTTTTACCCTCTTCCCCTTCGCACGATAGGGCATAGAGCACACCCAAAGGATCAAGTCGATCAAAAGTTTCGGAAGCCCGAGTGCGGTCATCCACACGGCATGCGCCGTAAGGCAGTGGGCGCGCTGCGATTGGTCATAGGCACTAAAGTCACCTTCCCCAAATCGCAAA